TTTGAGCATAAGGATAGTTGGCCATAATAGTATTGCCAATGAGACTGGTACGATTTCTTGCGTTGCCTGTACGAATAGGAGTTTGGCTAACAAAGAAACTATAAGCATCTGTTACAATCTTTTTACTTTCCTGTCGTGTCAAGTCCATTTGCTTACGAAATCGGGCTTCATCTATCTTTAGTGTTACCATCCTTGCTCCTCACTCTATTCAACATATCCAACATCTGTTCTTGACTGATCTTGGGCTGTGGTTTTACTCCATTGGCAGTTTGATATTGATAGTTACTGAAATCTGCTGCTATCAATCCTACTGCTAAATCAAATGTACTACCACGACTCAATACTTCTGTGGGCAATAGACCATATCTTTTGGCCACATAATCAATCATTAGAACTATATTGGTCTCTATGCTGGGGTTTCCAAAATCCGTTTCTGGGGCTTTCCCAACACTTCAACTACCTTTTGGATTGCCTTCATCATTACATCAGTGGGTAGGCACAATCCATCTTTGACCACTACTTGTCCATTCTCATCCAAGATCATAGCATTTATAATCTTGGCCAACTCATCAAACTTTTCACTATCCAATGTGGCCAACTTGACGAACATATCCAAGTCTTGACGATCATAGATCCAAAACTCTAAACTTTCACCATAGTGTTCTATGGTTTCGGCATCATCAAGTGTTATTTTTATTAGTTGTGGTTTGCTGGCTAACTGCGTCAATCTCATCTGTTAATCTCCATTCTTTCTATCAATCTATTGGCCAAGACTATGTTAAAACTAATTCTGCTGTTGATCTTGTCTAAATCATTGCGAGCACATTGTAGTTCAGCCTTGCTTTTGGCTAACTCTGCCAGTAAACTTTTTAATATATCTTTATCTGACTTTGAATCTACTATATCCATAAATCTACCTCTGTTCGTATTTACTGCTCGTACAAAAAAAGGGGCGGATTTGCCCCTTTCTTGCCCAACTAATCTATTTAGGCTACGGTGTAATCACCAGTTACGGTGATAGTCACAGGACTAACCCATACAGGGCTATCTGCTGATACCGTTGGAGCAAGACCAGTGATATAACCTTGACCACTTACGGTCTTTCCATTAGTGGCATCACTTTGATCACCAAGGTAAAGGTCAAACTTAACCAAGGTCTTTTCCTTGCTCAAACCAAATAGGCCTTTGGTTGCTGCCTGATTACCAACAATGGCACTGGCGGCTCCAAAAAATGCTACCTGGTCTACCACAATACTCATATCTAAACTATTTGTAGCAGTTGTGGCAACCTGCTGTTTAGAGCCAGAATCAAGTGTTGTCCAAGTGAATACATCGTTACTATTATTTAGAGTAACATTCTGTAGTGCTGGAACACTTAATCCAAGCGTTTCTGTACCTACCTTCAGTGTCAGAGTTAGTTGTACCCCTGATACCCCTGGTGCTGGATAAATGTAAGCCATATTTTATTCCTTTATAATAATCGAGAAAACTCGTAGTCTATTTGTGTCACTAATAGGTTGTCTTGGTATCTTGTTGTAACGCTACAATTTCTACCAGTGTAGCCCATTTGTTTCACGCCTGTGTCGTCTTTTAGGTTTTGGAGGTTAGCAATGACATCGTTGTAACCTGGCAAGACTCGTGCTTCATTACTCATAAACAGAGTAATTCTAACGGTCTCTTGTCTTACCGAAAGATTGTCCAATGTTGGGAAAGCATTAGTTATTGTTATAGCAGGAAGATCAATATAGATTTTCTTACTATTTTTTATAAACAATGGTTGATTGTCAACGGTGTAGGGGAGTTCTTGACTAATAGTAAAGACTCCTATGTCCGCATTCTGTACCAACTCAACTAAATCATCTCTTGTCATCTTATTCTCTTACGGCTAACAAAGCCTGGCTCACGCTCTGATGAACCTATGGTGTTGTTGTTGTCAAAGTCATACCAATCACCTGATGCCACGAGTTCATCAAATAACTTGTCTGATCTGACAGCATAGTACCCCATCTTTTTTCGCTCGGCACTATCGTCGTTGCCAAAGTCTGCTATAAGAGGTAGTATGTATTCAGCAAAGGCAGTGAATACACAGAGATCTGTGAAATCTGCTTGCCTTGCTCGAATACGATTGATATCCAATGCTGGAATATCTGCTACATTTCTTACAACATCAGTTGAACGCAACATCCAATAGGTCCTCCACCAATCCGTATTGCGTAATTTATTCATAATACGCTCGGTGGCTCGCTCCAATAAAGGTTCTACAACATCATCGCTTAAGCCTTCATTGACCTCAAATAGTCTTTGGTCTCGCTGTAACACATCTGTGTATTCAGCAAAACTTATGACGGTGTTATTTGATGTAACGAAGGCCATTGGGTTCTCCTATTAGACGATACTGCTATCTGCGGTGATCTTACATCCATAACCGTCGTGGATTTCTCCAACGGCATAATGAACGCTGGCAACGAGGTCATCACCAAGTCTGGCTGCTACTCGTTGTGTTTCAATCATCATATCACCTACCATAGCAAGCCCTAAAGCATCACGATGGAATACGGCACCTACATAGTCACCTGCTGTACCTGTGTTGGCCATATTGGCACTTTCAAACACTGGCACACCAAATAACTGACCTACATAACCAGCAGCCATAGCCTCATTCTGGACTAGACCTGGATTTGGGTTAGCAAATGTGTTGGTCAAGTTAGCCTTTAGGTCGTAGGCAATCATAGGGTGTAAGACACAGGCTAAAGCATCTCCTGGAACACTATTGGCACGCAGAGTAGCCACTGCCTTGGCAATGGTAGCCGCTGTCATTGCTGTGGTTGCGTCACCTACACCTACTGAAAAGCCACTGAATAGGGCCATTAGGTCTTGGTCCATTTTACGAGCGATAGCCTCACCAAATAAACGACCTACATCTGCTACTACATTGCTCTGTGCTGTTACACGACTCAAGTCTGTGATTAGAGCACGACTGGCTACGGTACTAACGGTTAGTGTTACACCAGTTGTAGCAACTTCTTGAATAGCAACTTCATCACCTTCTGTGACTACATCTGCTGTTTGAACACCGTATTTTGGAACGGTTACGGTCTTACCTTGTCCTGCTGGGATACTAAAGTTTCTTACCAAGCCACGCATAATACTGCGTTCGCTGGCAATGAACATAGCCTCTGTGATGATCGCTGGTAGCAGATCATTTAGAGAACTGGTTGTTGTGGTATTTGCTAATACAGCCATAATTTTTTCCTTTTAAGTTAGACAAAGCCTTGGGCCTTGCGATATTCTTTATAACGGGCACGGTCTTCAGGCTTACGCATATCCAACTTGGAGATATCAATCTGTGGAGCACCAGTAGGTTGAAGATTGCTGCGTGTCATTGTGGTAGCAGGGCCAGCACTCTTAAAGTGTGGGTTAGCATCTAAAAAATCTCTAACAAGGTCTTCTACTGCCAAAGGTTTGCCCTTGTCGCTGTAGCGAGTCTTACCTGTGTTATCCACTACTTCCACTTCACCATCATCATTCAACCTAACTTGATTGGCAAGTAGTTGTTTGACTTGTTCAGGGGCCACTGCTTTATAGGTTGCTGCGGCGTTTAACAATGGTGTATTGATCTTATACTCTTTGATGATTTGATCTCTCTTTTGGATTTCTTGGTCCTTACGACCTACTATTTCTTGTAGCGTCTTTTCAAACTCGCCTCTCTTGATCTGCTGCTCCTGTTGTCTCCGTTCGTGTTCTTTTAGTACCTCACGGATCTCATTGGGATCACCCAGATCTTGAAATGGTTTGAGCAGTTTCTTTTCCAAACTTGCTCTCATACGAGCCATCATACTATCTACTTCTTCTTGTGTGAATGTCTTCACGGCCTGGTCTTGTTTAACGGGCGTACCAGTGTCTCCCTCACCAATGTTTTCTATATCGGCCATTGTTGCCTCGCCTCCGTAATGAGTTATATACTCAATATTTATATAGACCTTATAGAAATGGTGTTGAAATGTGCTATTTGACCTCAATAACCTTACGACTTGACAGGTCTTTGGAGTGACACTACAATACGAGTATGGTAAGCAAAACAACAGACAAACAAGTAGCAGGCAAGCAATAACCCTACAACTTGACAGGTCTTTGGACTGCTGCTATAATATGTTTTTACTTAAACAACAGGAGCGAAAAATGCGTACTAAAATTGACTTTCTTGTTAGTATGGACGAGCGTAAAATCTTCATCCACATCACGGACAATAACAAGCCTGACCAAGAGGGTGAGTTGATGATGTACCAGGACCCAAGTTTTTTAGAGATGGATGATGTCGAGTTCCTTGACGCTGTGGATAACTTTAAGCAGGAAGCAAGTAGCAAGTTAAATGCTTTTTCAACAAAGTTACACTAATCCCACACCAAGTGTAGGGTCTTTGTGCCCTACACTTGACAACTCAAGAGAATGCTGTTAAACTTGTTTTTGTAGTAAGCAATAACGCTTCTACTAACTTTTAAAGGACTTAAAAAATGGCAAATAAGTTTCCCAAAAGCACAGCAACTTGGAACATTAGCAAAAGAACTCAAACTATTAGCGATGGTGTTGGAGAAGATTGGGTGCGGCAAGAGCCCCAATGGCTTACAATGACAGAGGAGCAGTTTAGAAATCTTGTGGACTGGAATGTGAAGAATAGCCAGTTTAACAAGCCCCATAGTGGTGGCGTTAGGGTTGTAGAATAACGAGTGCGGGCTGTTGTACAAATACAACGGCCCCAATAACCCTACAACTTGACAGGTCTTTGGACCTTTGCTATAATATGTTTTTACGTTAAACAACAGGAGCGAAAAATGGAAACTATCAAACTTTACAGCGAATCTGAAACGAAAGACTTTGTCGTAGTTCCTATGACATTTGTAGAACTACACAAGGCCCTTATTAGTCTTGAAGAACAGCCCTCCTTGCTCATAGCAGAGTATATGGTGCGTTTGAATCACATCTGTATGGACAACTTTGGACAAGCAGATGATGACAGCAAGTATTTCATCAAGTATGCTGTTCAGGACTATTTGGATTTTGGAGCAGAACAGGTCTATGTAGAAGGTCAAGAGGGTCCAGAACAGCGTGGTATCTATTTAGACTAACGAGTGCGGGCTGTTGTACAAATACAACGGCCCATATCCAGGTTGCTTGTATGGTCTTTGAATACATAACTTGACATCTTTTTGGACCAGTGCTATACTTGTCTTTGT